CAATAATTTCTGCAAGGTACGCCTGTTCAGCCGTGGCTACAGCCAGCGGTACGGTTGCAAGTGGGGTGAACCCAAGCACAGGGAATTACTCCCTGTAGATTAAGCTGCGTCGAGGCTGAATGTGTATGTCACGTTCAGTGTGTCACCAGACACAACTACGCGGTCACCGGGCGACTGGAAGTCAGCTTCGGAGAACAACACACCAGAAGTACCGCTAGCCACGGTACACAAAAACGCGCCAGCCACAGTGCCGCCAGCGCCAGAGATTGTGAAACCAACAGCAGAAGAAGTGGCTAACACCGAAGGGTCAGCAGTGGTAGCCGTACCAAAAGTCACAGTCTTGCGAGAACCAGAGTAGTTTGTGAACTCAGTCCAGCCAGCATGAGAAGCCAACGTATCAGCAGCGGCAAAGGTTGTACCTGAGCCGGGGCCAGTCACCAAGCCAAGGAAGAACGCAGCAGTGTACGTGCTACCCTTAAAGTACTTGGTGTTCATATCTGCAAGACCTTCGTTCACCACGAGGTTGTGCGTCTCTTCTTCCCACTTCAAGTTGCCGTCTTTGTCTAAGCACTGAATGTGGTACACGCCCCCGCCTTTGGCGCTGTGAGCTGTTTGAGTGTTAGCGACCATACCTGCGGCAACGGTGTCTGTAGATTGTGCTGTGTCGATAAGCATGGTAGCTCCTTATGAAATGCGAATGATTGCGGCTGTATCGGTAGCAGCGGGGAACTGCACCGTGAAAGTGGTTGTCGAAGTTTTGTCTGCGCCAAAGTCCAGCACGCAAACAGTTGGGTTACCCCCACCTACTTTGTAAATCAACGCGCCGCGAGCGGTCAGTGATGAAGTCCAAGTCACGTTGCTGAAAGAGAGATACATCGTGGCCACGCCACTCTGGTTACCGATTGTAGGTACTTGAGAGACAGTAAGAGGGTTTCCTCCAGCTGTGTACCCTGCGGCTACAGTCTCGCCTGTTGTGGTGTACGCGGTTGTTTCTGGACCAATTGAAGCTGCGCCGGTATACAGCGCAATCTTGAACGAGTCTGAGCCAAAGTTGAACGTACCCGATGGCAGTCCAACCTTGAATGTGTTTGTTGCGCTTTGGGCGATTGTCATGTGACTGCCTGTCTGTATTGGCCGCTACGGTAGGCGTCTTGACGCTCCATACCATCACCAAGGCGTTTGGCAAGGGCCAATGCCTCCTTGTACTTGCCGTCGTACAGGGCTAATAAATCTGGTTCGCCTTTTACAAACGTATACGCCTCTACCAAAGAACCATACAACAGCACACTATCAAAGTTGTCACCCAGCCAAGAAGTACCAGCTGTAACGATTGAATCGGGGTAGTAGTAATAGTGCAGCTCTACGTTGTAGTTGGCATCTGGTGTTGGACCAAGGATGAACGATAGCTCGTTCGTAATGGTTGAGCCAGAAGTTGTTGGGCCAAACAGCGCATAGTATTTTGGTAAGGCTGTGTCAGTGGGCTGCGGGTAAGCCTGACGGATGAAGTTCACGTCCTTGTTCAACAAATACTCATACGAGCCCGTGGCGTCGATGACCGCCAGCGAATACACCGCCAAAAAGTCGCCGGGGCATGAGAGGTACTTGTTGTTCAGGGTTGTGATGCCCTCAACGTTTTTACGCAACGAAGGAAACTGCACCGTGTTGTAGATGCGCTGCTCCGCCTGCTCAATGAAGGTATTGATCTGTGTCGTAGTAGACACAGTAGCTCCACTGGCAAGGTACGTGTCAGGAAACGTATTTTCTAAATACGCCTGAATGTTTGCGTAAAGTTCCGCGTAGGTCATGTTAGGCCATTGGTCCGCGAGACATCACACCTTTGGTAGCTGCGCCTGTACCACGCATTTTGATACCAGTTGTTTTAGTCGCACCAAAATTTGCTTCGTGTGCTGTACCGTAAGCGTTGTTAATCGACACAGGAGTGCGAGGAGCGTTGCGGTGGTTAGGAGCGTCTTTGACTTCAGTATGCACAGGAGCGTACACATCAGCTTGGCCGACTTCTTTACCCATCACTTTTTTACTAAACTTAGCCATATTAGCCTCCGCGTTGGTTCATTGCACGCGACATGTTCTTGCCGTATGTCTTACGATCTAATGATGTAGGGCCACCTTTTTTTAATTTAGTAGGCGCTTTACCGGGGTGCATGTTTTTCTCGTGCTTACCAACGGCGGTCTTAATCATCTTCTTGTCTTGAGCTAAATCTTTCTTGTCCATGAGGAACTCCTTACGTTGTGCTGATACTGACTGTACCAATTTCCACGGTTAATGCCAAGTTGTTTGGCGTTAAAGCTGCATCAAAAAATGATGCTCCACCAACAGGGTTCCAGCCCCATTGAAATACTCGACTGCCTTCGCCAATGCTACCATTAGACTGAATACCAGAAGCTAAATAGCTAGTGTCTGGGCGAGGCTCGCGCAACGCTTGCGGATCATTAACTGGATACAGACCAAGCGACAACTGCGGCTGATCTGGGTCCCAGCATGTTGGGCAGACTTTGATTGAGTACAGCTTTGTCTTAATGACCTCTTTCTTGAGCTCTTTAAGTTTGTATCGCTGAGCGCAACGGTCACACTCCGCAATCGCATATTTACCACTGGCAAACCGTTCAGGCATGGTTCACCTCAATAGAACAGTTGACGAGGGACAAAACGGTCTGGAGCCTTGTCTCGGTCTTCTTGAGCTGCCAACAGCCACTGCTGCTCGTATTCAGACTTCAGAAACAATACACGATCAGGAGAAACTTCAACTTTCTTCTGAGCAATATAGAACGCCAAGCCTGCTACCAAACAAGGTATCAAACGGAATGGGATATCCTGAATGTTTACGCCGTTACCCGCATCTTGCAGGCGACGCATACGCCAATATACAAAAACGTACTGGTTGCCAGGGGCGTTGGGAGTAGGCCAGACGTTAATACTTGGTAGGTTAGTAACCACTATTGCTGCGCCTGTTGTGTGCGCCGCTGCCGTAGTGTAGTTCTGCCCACGAGACACATTCAAAAGCTGGTTGCCAGACACGTTCTGGTACACGATAGTCTCATTGTCAATGTTGATGAAGCCCGCAGCGGATAAGCCTACTGTGGTGCTTAACGTGATCGTGGTATCTGTGGCGTTAATTGTCCCGTTGAGGGTAATAGCCGTAGTGTTTGTTGCTCCAGTCTGGCGGTTAATCCAGACTTGAATAGGACGGCCTTGAGCCAGCTTATTAGGGAACGTGGCGTATGTGGAGCCAGACACACGCGTGATGTTGATGTCGGTTTGGCCCTGACCATTAGCTTGAGTACGAACCACTTGGTCCAACAAGTCAATGGTGTCCACTGGCAGAGGGTAGATACCCTGACCAGTATTCATAACAATCTGGCCTTCTTCAATCGTCCACAGGTTGATGCCACGGTTTGCCCACTCAATTGTGAGCATGTTCAATGAACGACGTGCTGTACGGAACTCATAGCCCGTACGAATCTCTAAACCCGCGCGCTCATACGCTTCCTCAAAGATGTCATTGAGGTCTAAGTTAAACGCTGAGGTTCCAGAGGTATTTGCCATTTAGCACTTCCATGCCCGAAGGCTCTTATTGATGCGGCTGTCTGGGTCTTTGGCTGTCTTGGCTGAAGTCAATTTCTTCTTCATCCCTTCCATCCGAGCACAGAAAGAGTCCCGACGCTTGCCGCCTTCGGGTTGAGGAGGTTTTAGGTTCATCCCCGCCTTCTTTGCGGACGCCCGCCCTTTGGCGTTCAAGCCGCCACTGTTGCTCTTGCCTTCTTTTCTCTGCCATGCTGGTGACTTAGCCATGATTATTTCTTTGCCGTTTTAGCGGAATCAATGAAAGCTTGAGCCGTTGGAGCACCTTTAGCCCCGGGCTTGCGCATCTTTTCCCCACGTTTACGTTTGGCGTTGATGTTAGCGTACAAGCCCACCTTGCCGCCTTCAGCAAATTCAGTGAACTTGTCACCATCCTTGCGTTTAGCAGTTTTAGCTGTTGGCATTTTAGAAGGGTTCATGTCCCCCATACCACGGCTCGCTCTCATGATTATTTCTTCCGAGCCATGCCGCCGCCGCACATAACGATAGTGCCACGGGTTTTACCACGTTGAGCAATACCATCACCACGACTAGAAGCAGTGCCGCCTTTAGCGTAGGCTTTTGGAGCCATGCCTTTTGTTTCACGTTTTATCTCGCTCCTTGCAGCGCGGCTTGCAGCTTGCATAGAACCCTGTTGCCTTTGGTCGTCATCAGAGCCTTGAACGCTACCAAATTTTTTGTAGTCATCTGAGGCTGCTTTTTCCATAGCAGCGTCTTCTATGCCTGTTTTGCCGCGTTTAGGCGTTGGCTTAGTGTCAAATCCGCCGGGCTCTGGGCTAGTTCTTGCTTTGTCATAAGCCTTAGTAGAACGCTCAGTGAGCTCCGCTTCCGACATGTCTTCGATGCTTTTGGGTTTGGTAGCCATGATAAGTCCCTAAATTAACACTTGCCGCCGCGCTTCATAGTGATCTGCTTAGCCTTGGTCTTGCCTTTAGAAGCAATACCGTCAGCAGATTTCACGAAGCCACCAGAAGCCATCTTCTTAACGCTGCCGCCTTTTTTCATGCCCATAGGACTTGCGCCTGGCATCATGGTGTTAGCCATAGGAGTGGCTTTTTTCATGCCATCTTTAGCAGTGCTCATACCGGGTTTCATTGTGGGTTTACCCATTTTCGTAGTAGCCATCGTTTTCACCTTTGGTGGTTGTGTGGCTTTCGCCACGGTTGGGGAATCTTTACTTACTGTCGATGCGCTTATTTTCCATAAGCCTGTCCAGTTTTTCATCCAGCCGATCAAGCCTATCCAAGACCCTGTTAATGTCTGCGTGGACTTCCGTTTTGGTGACATACTCTTTCGCAACTTCTTCTCTTGTGCGATTGAGTAGGATCGTGACGCGAGAGAGCTCATCTGACTTCTCCTTGAGAACCCAGCTTAGCAGGCCAAAGCCCGCTGTCAATATGATATTCCAAACCATGTTATCCATTAACAACTCTCAATTTAGGGGTGCAATGCTCAGCGAGCAGAGGCTGTAATACGTCTTCATTGAAGTCACGAGTGAACTTCTCTTGGCCAACGTGAGGCAAGCTGATTGAGGGGTCAAGGTAAACCGTGAATCCGTCTTCGGTTGCACGGTCACAGAACAGGTAGTCTTCGCCGTAGTACTCACCATTTACGATCTTCAGATCAAAGATGGCGCTGTCTGTACGATTATCGACGTTATTGAAATAGTCCCACTCTGGGTGGTTTGCAATCATCGTCTCAAGGACGTGACGCTGAATCATCATGAAGCCAGTTCCAATGCGCTTCACGCGCATCAAACCGTTCTTGTCAAACTCCAGAGCACCTTGCTCATCCATGTAGTAGTCGAGGAAGAACTTGCGGTCCATGCCACGGCGAGGGTAGATACCAGCCGTGATGTCTTTGTCTAGGCTCAACGCCAACAGGCGAAGCACTGCGTCGGCGGTAACCACCACATCGGCATCAACGAACAGAAGCGTGTCTGCGTCAGACTTTAAGAAGTCCGCAACCAAACAGTTGCGAGCCTTCGTAATAAGGGAGCACCCCGAGAGGTGCGTGAGGTAGAGCTTAACCCCCAACGACTGGACCTGAACGGCCAGATTGGACAAGGCAAAAGCTGAATCAATGTTCAGCTTGCCATCGTAAGCTGGGATGCAAATCATTAGTTTGCGCCCAACTAGGTTAATACTCTTCTCGGTATCAGCCATAGAACACCGTGATATGCGTGTTAGCGCCTAAGAAAAGACGTATGCCATTATGGGCAAGGACGCCTTCTCCGGGAATCGGCACGCTGTACCCAGTTTGATTTGATGCGTCTAGTTGCAGCAGCACATCATTCCATACGGTCACATTTCCGCTGGTTGCGCCAGAATTGGCAACAGTAACAGTAAACGTATTTGCATTGGCGGCTGTTTGAACTTGGTACGGGTTATCCGCCAAATCCCAGTCCAAATAAACCCAATCGCCAGCCTTCAAGCCGTGATTAGCTGCCGTAATTGTTGCTGTTGTGGTAGCCCTTGCGTAAGTTCCACTTATGCTTTGATCGTCCACCAAAACAGTGTACTCAGTAGCACCAGAAAACGGAAAAACAACCGCGCCTTTAAGGCGAGTACGATACGGAACCATCAACCCAGAAACTCCGCCGTGTTGCGATTTAACGTCTGTTTGCATACCCATAATCAATCTCCTTTAGAAACAGGGGCCGAAGCCCCTGAGATCAATTACTGTTGGTTTGCGGGTGGGTTAGCAGCGCCGCTGGAATCACGAACAATGTATTCAACAGTGACAGTAATCGTACCAGCAGTAGCGTCAGCAGTAGCCGCTGTAAACGTGCCAAAGACGATTGCATCAGTTGTGCCGATGCTGTCGTAAACACCCGAAGTAGCCGCTGCGATGGTAGCTGGGGAGGTCTGAACCGCCGAAGTGCCAGTGTTGACAGAAGCCATGTACAGGTTGGCAGTGCCGCTGCTACCGATGGTAACGCCGCAGTTAGTCGCGCCGGTCAGGGCTACGTTAACTTCAAGGCCAAAGCGGAGAATCTTAGCGCCAGCGGGAAGCACAAACATTTGTTGTGCAGCAGGAGTTGCCAAAATAACCGAAGCAGGGGCCGTATAAGTTTGAGCAACAATAGTTGCGCCCATATTACGGATAGTGCCAGCAGTAGTGCCGGTGGTGTTTTTGACGGTGCCCAACAACCAAGGGCCGAGGTGAGTTGCGAATCCCATGATGGAATATCCTTTACATGCTTGTTAGCGTATCAATCTGCATGAGGTCAGCCGGGCCTGCTTGATACACCGAGAAATCCCGGGATGAGTGCAATATACATCAAAAGAAAAGGGAGCACAAGGCTCCCTTTTCAACTCTTCGCCAATTAAGCGCCGGCAGAGCCGTACATGCCCAAAGGATCAGACCAGCCGAAGCTGTAACGCTCACGAGACTTGTAACGTACGTTACCGGTGTCGAAGTCGCCGTCCATGCTGTTAGACAGCGGAGTACGCACGAAGTGCTTCATACCGTTAGGTACGTCAGTTGTCAAGAACCAAGCATTGGTGTCAGTCAAATAGTGGTTAATGCAATAACCTTCAGAGATAGAACCGTTGTTCTTGATTGCGTTGATATCGTTGTCAGTAGTACCGACGCGGAGTTCAGTTTCCAACAAACGGGTTGCAACGAATTGCAGGCTTGGAGGAACAACCAATTTCTTGGGTTTAGCAGCGATCAACAGACCACGTTCATCTGACCACAAGCTGATCTGAATAACGGCGGCTTCCAAAGAAGTTTCGTTCAAGTCGGCAGGGGTAGAAGGAATGTTGCTGTTAACACCACCAGAAACCAAGGGGTGAGATGCGCTGAACAAAGGTACACCGTCGCCGCCGTAGTATTGGGCAGAGTTAGTAAAGCCGTTGTTCAAAGTTGCAGCACCCTTGACTTGCTTGGTGTAAGCCATCGAGCGAGCCAAAGCCTTGGTGTAGCGAGCAGACAAGCTGTCGTACAAGTTATCTTCAATAGCTTCTTCAGTCAAGCTGAAGCCTTGAGCGATAGTCTCGTGGTTGTATCGAGCAGTCCATGCTTCCTGACCGTTGTCGTACGCGATTGCAGAACCTTCGTTCTTCACCGGTGCGGCGCTGAAGCCAGACAGCTTGGTTTCTTCTTCGAAGCTACGCTCAGATGTCTCTGTTTCGTAGATTTCTTTGTGCTCTTCTTGGTAATTTGCATAAGACAGACCGAACAAAGCGTTCAGACCTGGCAGCAATTCTTTGAGCAGTTGTGCGCGTGAAATAGCCATAGTAATTTACTCCTTAAACACCAGTGGTGTTGTTGTATTGGTGGGCGTTGATTTTCACCAACAACTCGCAGTAAACACCGGCAGCGGTTGCCGTTTGTTCAACGACGTCGATAACACGCAATGGGATGGTTGCAGTAGTACCAGCACCGGTCAATGTCACAGCAAAAGCTGAGTTGCCAGTAGAAGTATTACCTGCGTTCAACACCAAAGCTACGTTAGAACCAACGTCAGCGCGGCTCGCGGTGCCCATAGTTGTACCAGAGGTAACAACGGCCACTTTGAACAATGCTTGTTGATCGTCCACAACGTAAGCATAAGCTGGGTTAGTAGAAGTCGAAGCCAATGCAGGGATGTACTGACCTTGAACGGTTTGACCATTCGAGTTCACGTATTGACCGCCCATGCAAACACCAACAATAGTGCCAGCGTTAGTTGAGGTTGATTTAATCAAAAACCCAGTACCGTCGATTTGAACGGTATCGCCATCAAAGATAGCGGTGCCGAAACCAGCAGCAATAGGAATTTGGCGGATTGCACCAGCATAGGGCTTACCATCAAGCGAATTGATGGCTTGTAAGCCGTAAGGTGCCGAAACGGTAGGAAATGCCATTTGTGACTCCAAAAAGAAAGATTTTTAACCTCTGCCAAAGCTTGTCGAAGATTTACGCTCATTAAAGAGTGGCATCCGCGAGTCACTTTGACGCATCAGAGTGTTGTCCACAGCATCCGTCTGAGCTTGAGTCGTTCTTTGGACAGACGCATTACGCTGTTCAACGAACTCAGTCGGAGTTTTGCAAAGCAACAAACCGCCAACCTCAATATTGCCTTGAAAGCGACTATTGGGATCAGCTAACAGTCTAAATTTTGGTTGTTCTTCCACCGCTACTGGCTCCCAACCTTCACGCAATTTGCCTGAGAGGTTACGAGGGTCGTTTTGGTTTAACGTAGCAACCCTAATCCATCGGTACGCATAGCCTGGTTCCTTATCAGGTTCCGGTAACAATTCTGCGGGTGCCCACTGCTTAGGGCGCTCTTGAGTTGACCGTACTTCCATCTCGCGTTGCAATCTGTTCTGAGCCATCTTAGGCCTCCAATTTTGTAAATTCACGAGCATATTGCTCGTTGGTTAGTCCGAATTTCTTTGCCAAGGCAACTTGCGACTTCGTCAACACGACCTGTTTAGGTGCAGTGCTACGACGCGCAGGTGCGACCACCGTGCTTGGTTTTGTACGCTGAGGTCTATCCTCATCGTTTTGTTGTCCGCCTTTAAACTCCTCTGGGAAGCGGCGACGAACTTCTTTAGTGATACTCGTGAAATATTCATCTGTACCAATAAAGGCCTTACCGTAGCGGTCAGATAGCTCCTCATGGACGCCTCGGGCAAAATTTGCCATCGACTTTTTTGTAGGGTCTGTATACCAAGGGTTTTGAGTCACCCATGTAGACACCTTTGGGTCCATTTGAGGCTGCTGAACAACCTGCTTTTGGGTAGTTTGTACATCATTTTCGACATTTTGTACAGTGGGACGGAAATTTTTAGCTTTATCAAGCTTCATTTCTGCCCGCATAAGCTCTTTTTGGGCTTCTAAAAGCTTATCTGAGTCGCCAGAATCGTACGCTTCTTTATAGTTACGTTCTGCTTTATCAATCTCCATCTCGGCGCTAGCCTGATAGTTAGAGATAAGCTCTTTCTCGCCCGACTGCAACATATCCTTGAGACGCTTGTTCTCATCCAAGATACGTTGAGCTACTGTCAGCGCCTCATTCTGCTCGCGCAGGGCTGCTTCTTTCTCACGACGCTCGTCATGCCAAGCCTTTTTGTACTGCTTGAACTTTGTCTTTACGTTGTGGGAGTAATCTTTGGATTCATCAACCCGCTCCAACTCGTCCTTGACTTCATTGGAAAGAGGTTCAATAAACCTATCTTCATCAGGGGTGTCATCTACGACTTCAACCTTGATGTCATCATCATCTTCAATAGTGATTTCTAACTTGTCATCGTCAACGGGATTGTTGTCTTCGATCTCGTCGGGAAATTTAAATTCAGCCATAGTCGCTCCTTATTTGCGTTTGATTCCGCGAGGGTCTTCTACAGTCGCTTCGACTGAGTCGTCGTTGATCATGCGGAATTCTCGACCGTGAATGATTAAGCGTGTACCTGCGTTAGGGCGGGTCAACACGAAATCTCCTTTTTTGCACCAAGCGCCCGATGGGAACTTGGTCTTATCTATGTAGCAATCTGGACCCAACTCAACCACAAACAAAACTGTTGTGAGCAGCTCGTCGTAACGGAGGGTTTCGTCTGCCTTGATAAGCCCGCTTTCGTACTCTTTCTCCTGTTCGGGGATCGCGCACAAAATTTTGTAGCCGCTAGGCTTTGGTAGTTGCGTGGCTTTCTCTTCCTCTTTTTTGTGCATTAGCGCGGACAAGTCCACGGCTTGGCTAAGATCAATCGTCATGTGATTCCATGTTTTTTGTCAGGTCTTTGATAAGACGGCGAGCTGTGAGTAGACCTGTAATAACCCCACATTTTTCAACATACTCGTCGTAGCTTTTGGCAGATCGCTCTCCCAAAGACTCCTCGATACGTCGAATATCCCCGTCAATTTCCTTCACTAGATGTTTGGTTAGCTGCTGTACTTCGTACATCATTCACCTTTCTTTGTGGGCCTTTGAGCCCTTTGCTGTTCCTGTTGGATTAACTGCATTTTCTGTCTGTGGAGGTCAGCTGCTGTAGTGAACCCTTGTTGCTCGTGCTGCGCTTTACGCTGAGCATCTTCGGATTGCACTTTGATAGCGAGCTTGGCTCCTTCGGTTTCTTGCTGCGCCTCGATACGGTCGCGCTCGATCTGCAACTGCGCCGCTTTGAGAGCCGCGTCGCTTTGATCTTTCTGAGTCTTGCGTTGCAAGTCTTGACCCTTGAGCTCGAGTTCTTTCTGCTGCAACATGATGAGTGGGTCTTGCGCAGCTTGCTGATTCTTCTTCTGCTGATCTTCTTGCTGGTGTTTCTGAAGTATCTGTTGAGATGCTTGAGCTGCCATCTGAGCCACTTTGACTTCCATCTCTGGAGACATCATGTTCTCGTCTTGGTCGTCCTCGTACGCTGGCAGAGTCTGGCCCATCGCTTGCTCCATCTGTTTGCGATACTCCATACCTAAGTGATCTGCAATATGAGCAGACATCGCCCCCAACACTTTCTGTTGAAGCTGCGGGTCTTGACCAATCAACCCAGTGATCTTCGGGTCTTGCACTGCCGCCATATGGACAGCAATATGCGCTTGATGATCTTGGTACAAGAACGCTTTGACTGGCTTACCCTTGAGGACGTTCATGTTCTCTGTGACTGGGTCACGAGGCTTCATGTCATCTTCCATTGGGACAAGCTTCTGATAGTTCTTGATACCTATCACTTCAAGCATCTGGCGATGCAGCTGGGGTAAGTCATACAACTGAGGAGCTGTCTGCGCAAGCTGAAGAGCAGCCTGATACTGAACAACTTTCTGAGCCATCGTTGCCGCATTGGGATCAGACACAGGGATCACGTCTACTAAGTCGTAGTCTTCCTGCTTGGCTTTACGGCTACCTTCTTCTGGGTCGTAGTCATACTCAGGTGGAGCGTAGTCGCGGATGATCTCTTTCAACAACTTGAACTCTTGACGCATCGAGTAGTGGACGCGCGCCTGTACAGCAGACATTGTCTTCAAGCTACGCTCAAGGATCGCCAGTGTTGTGCCCACTGGAGCATTAGCGCTCATGTCAGAGGCTTGCAACTCAGTAGCGCCTGCAAACTTGCGGCCTTCATCGATGATGTTCTGTAGCAACGCAAACAAAACCTGTGATGGCTCTTTGTATGGCAAGGGCATGATGTTGTCACGCATGTTGCCGCTAGGCACGTCCATATCACGCCACTCGCCAGGAGCGATAGGTGTGTCGTCGCCTTTAGAACGCAGACCACGAGTCTTGAAACCACCGGGCAGGTTGCTCAGCGTACCAGCGTCAACTAGCTGGCGAAGAATACTTGTGCCAGACTTAGCAAAAGCGCCAACAAGGTGGATAAGCCCGAAAGCGTAAAAGCCAAAGCCGGGGATGTAGGGGTAGTGAACAAAGTGTTGTCGTTTGTGGCAGGTTTCATCTTCAGGTCTCCAGTTGCGACGGATAGCCAGAATCTCTCCTGTGCTCTTCTCCAGCGTCACAACGTACGGCAGCGCAATGCCCGTCTTCTCACCAGCGTCATCTTCATGCTCGTAGCCGGGCAGGTCAAGATGCACGTGCATCTCTAATAGTTTGAAGCGGTTGTCCTCGGTAGCGCGGAAGCCAAGCTTCTCAGCAATCTTCTTCTCAACCTCGTCCATCGTGTTAGCTGGCTCACCCAACTCAACATCACGGTAGAACCCCTCATGCTGGAGACGACGCACCTCGTTCTCTGTCTTACGCATTACGTGCGTGATACGCTCTGATGAGTCAAGGTCACTTGCGCCGTATGGCACAACCATGTCTTCCGCTGGAACATACATCGACACCTGTCGGTCGAGTTGTAAGTCCACATACACTTTCTTGAACGCATTACCAGCCAGACCCAAGCCCCACAACATACGCTCATGCTCAGGGCGATACTCTTTCATCACCTCTGTAAGCTGGTAGTTCATGTCATCCTGAACACGCGCAGCTGCCTTCTTACGGTCAGGAGTCTCTTTGCCGATGATTTGCGTCTTGACAGGGCCCGCTGCGGGGAACGTCTCCATCATGGTCTCAGCTTGGAACTTCACAACTGCTTCACTCAACAGTGGGTGGTATACGCCGCAAGCGCCGGGCCAAGGCTCCATGCGCTCCTCGATCTTCATTCCTAAGAGTTCTAGGCCATCCACATACGTCTGAATCCAATCCTTACGCGATGAGATGTCTGTCTCAAAGTCAGCAACCAAGTCACCAGCGATCTGTACTAAAACATTCTCAGGGATGTACTCTGCCAAGTTATCATCAAAGCCTTCTTCGTCCTCAGCTTCTTTCATCTCAAGCTCAAAGCCTGGGCCTGAAATGTTTACTGCCTCGGGGTCCTCAATGGTGATCTCAATCGGCTCTTCCTCTTCCGAAATCTGATCAATTCCAAGAGGTGCTTGATATAACGCTTTGTCGATGGCCATGTTGTGTCCTTAATAGTACGCCGCTTTTTTGCGGTAGTGGCGCAGGAAATTGTCTTCCGGTTCGTCGGAATCTAGTCGGATAAACCCGCCCTGTCTGAATCTTAACAGCGCGAGGGTGGTTGAGTCCACCAAGTCATCATTGACGCCGGCGGGAAAGTCGTTGCACTCTTCTATTACTTCCTTAGCCCAGCGACGGTCTGGCGCGTACACCACTCCACCTTGGAACAGTGACGACACAGCGTTTACCCGTGCAATCTTGTCTTGGCCCTTGCCGGGAGTGAACTCCCCCACAGGTATGCCCATACGTCGGAACTCCTGATAGAGAACCGATCCGTTAGACTTCTTCTCAACCATGAACGCATCAGGCTGCCACTCCCGGTACTCCTCTAAGACCAAGGCTTTCAGGTCAGGGTACTCAAGCCGCTTCTTAATAGCGTTGAGCAAGATGATGGCGTAGTTGTTGGTCTCGTCGTTAAAGAACACGCCCCATGTTGTAAGCGCGTTATAGTCAGCCCTGTTGTTGGCCTCTTGTGCAGCGTCGAGTGACATGATCGTGAACTCGCATTGGGGAGGGTTCTCCTTATCCCAAAGTTTCCACCACTCTCTCTTAATAAGAGCACCCTCTTCGGACACAGGGTTCTGCATGTACTGGGCGTTCCAATACCTGATGTCCAGAGCCGCCTTCTTAGCCAGCAGCTCGTCCACATCCCAGAACTCAGGCCACAGCGCTGTGCCGTCATCTTTAATAGCTGGAAACTCAACCACTTCCCAAGGATCAACATCCTCGTTGCGATCCATCTGCTGAACGATCATGCCGGTTAAGTCAAGCTTAGACCAGCGTGTCATCACTACAATGATAGCGCCACCCGGCATAAGACGCTGTAGAGGACCAGACTGGAACCACTCCCAAGCAGGAAGAAAGACATCCGGTCGTCCAGTTTTTGCTTCTTGCTCAGAGTGAGGATCATCAATAATAAATAGATCAGCACCCCTACCAGCCAAGGCACCGCCCACACCGATTGCAAAGTATTCTCCATTGAAGTTCGTTCCCCATCGTGAAGCTGACTTCGAGTCAGATTGCAGTTCTACTTGCGGAAATACGTCTTTATAAGCTTCCGATCCAACGAGGTTACGCACACGACGGCCAAAGTTAACAGCCAAATCTGCCGTGTGAGACCCCATGATAATTTTCTTCTGAGGGTATTTACCGAGGAACCATGCAGGCGCAAGATAGGATATGAGCTCAGATTTACCGTGTCGTGGAGCAATATTAACAATGACTCGTTTTTTCTTGCCGGCCGCAATATCTTCAAAGATTTGAATAAGTTTGAGATGGTGGGGGCCGACCTTATAGCCTGGGTAGACGTGCTGAATAAAGTCAAGAAAGCTCTCCTTGCTCAAATCTTGCGTTATTTGGGCATCGTATGTCTTCAAAAGCTCAAGAGTGCGCCTTTTCTCTCTGTCTGGCATGGTAGGCAGAGCATTTCGCAGCTTAAATAGCTGTTCAGGCGTCAGTTTTGGACTCATTTAGCTCTTTTTTCACGATTTCTCGTGCTTCTACGTCAATTACGCGGTTCTCAAGCTTGCCAAGTGTGGCAAGTAGCTCTTCCTCAACCTCTTGTATGGTAAGAACCTTGTGAGTAACCTCACTTCTCTTCTTAAACGCATCAACTCCATCAACTTCCCCTAGCTTGCCAAGGGCAGCAATGCGAATTTTTGGGTCCCGAGCGTTCTCAATCTCTTTAACTAGGTTGTTCACCACGTACAGCTTGAGATCAGAGAGCTCATTCACGATAGACACGTTCATCTGAGCCACCATGCCTGCTAAATAAGCAAGGGTCTCGTTCGGGTATTGGGCGTAGTCGGGTCTGTGATTGGGGTCCGCAGCCATTTTCTTGGCGATCTCGACAGCCTGGTCGATGTTCTCTTGTGTGCCGGCAAGCACGTCACCTGTCAGGTCTGACATCAGCTTGACTACATTCGCGCGCATCTGCAATTCTTCAGCAGGCGACAGTTCAGGGAACGCGTCTTTGGCGCTCTGTGGCAGAGGAATGTTTTCCTCAATGTGCGGTACTAATTCATCCATGTCGGCAGTGATCCGTGTTAGGTGTCGGCTACTTACCTGTGCGTCACCTCTAGGCTATGGGCCTAGCGACTTTCCTTTGACAGTGTTCGCCAACGCGTGGACTATATCACTTTTGGAAATTTTTTGTAAAAATTTTTTTGACTTTAGCTAAATAAAAGTGATAGGGGGTGTTCCTGTATGAGATTCTTTGAAGACGTTAATAAAGTTTGGTTTCTTGATCGTTTCTGTTGGGTCTCTATAGTCTCCTATAAATGTGTCTTGAAATGGCAGTAAGTAACCGCCGAGACGTACCTGCACACTCTTGGAACCCGCATGGATATTAGGTTTTTGCTTCGGCGTGGCTCTCTCCAGCTTTACATATAAAAGGCATTTCGTTTTTCCTGGCGTGCGGGGGTCGATCCGGAAAGGTCAGGCGACTTTGGAAAAATTGTTTATCGTTTGTCTATGTTCAAGGGTATGGGGGCGCAAGGGGGACCCAAATGAGGATTTGGGGGGGTGGGGGCCGCTCCTCCCCCTACCAAACTTTACTTATGACGTGGGTTCTGCCATACTTCAGTCAATGGTTCAGCACATAGCATTGACCAGACATAGAGAGGTACATCATGTACACAGTCAGCATCCAGTGGGGTAGCAAGGCGGTCTCCCACACCGCATGGTCTAAGTCATCAGCATTGGCTTGGTTGTATCAGTATCCGAAGCAAGACGTGTTCGGTAAGGTGTCCGACTTGTTCGGTCGCACAGTAGCAGTTCGCTACTATCGTTAACCCGAGGGGCTTCGGCCCCTCTCCTCAAGGAGAAGACATGACTAACATACTCAATGGCTTTACCGCAGTGCTAGCCACACTGATGTTCTCGATCAGCACCTTCGTGCTAGTACCTGAAGGCAACTGGATATTCCTTGTGATGTTCTTTGTATCAGGTGTTCTACTAACCCTTGCACTGCAAGGTCTGAAGGACGCAGAGTAATGACTACCGGACAGGCCAACATCTGGCGTGTCTGGGTCCGCCTCGCATACTATGCGGCACTCAAGGCGGGCCGTCAGCACAGCACACTGCGCTAACTACAAGGGAGCTTCGGCTCCCTTTCTTTTGGTCCTTAGATACCAGTTATCTATCGTCGGGCGCGTAGAGCGTGCGAGTCGATCAAGCGCGTTAAATAGTGAGTCCTCCCCGCGTGGAACTTTACTTAAGTGGCGCGTTCCTTCATACTGTATTTATCGGTTCAGCAATTCCGCTGAATCGGTATCAACCGTTCATTTTATGGAGATTGAACATGGCTAAAGCAACTAAGGTGGCGACTTCTCAAGTCGCGGTGTCTTTCACTTCGTTGAAAGACTTGGGTTACCAACAAGCGGGCAACTTTGATAAGTCGCTCTACATGGCGCAACACGCCCTCGACAATATCGCGGGTTTCCCCAAGGATGTACCAAGCGAAGCAAAGGATGAACTGTACGAAGGTTACCGTATGCGGTTCAACGAGAACAACCCCGCAACGGTTTACGCGGTGATCAACGATCACTATGTTCGTGCAACCCAAGAGCATATTGAAGCGAAGAATGTGGAGAAAATTGAAGTTGGTGTCGCGTATGCGTTTAGCTACAGTTCGCAAGAGTTCGGGAAATTGAAGAACACGCAACCCGCTCTCCATGCGTTGATTGATATTGTGCGCCAAAAGTGCAACACGTATTGCTCCAACCGCTTGGGTGATTTGAAGCGTGCCGCGACAATTATCCTGAACAAGGACAAACCACGCGAACGCACCGCGAATAAGGACTTCGCTGAATTCGTTCTCGCATGGCTGAACGACACCGCGCCCACACGGTTGATCTCAGCCAAGAACCGTGGCGACAATTCAGCGGACTCTAAGAAGTTCAATGAAGCGAAGGTAGCGTTCATGGTGAAGTGGAACGCGTAAGTTGAGACAGTTTTAAACCGCCCTTCGGGGCGGTTTTTTTACGCCTGCGTTTTTTGAAACCAGTTATCTAGAGCGAGCGCGCCATGTGAGCGTGGATGCGTGAGATCGTTAAATAGCACCCCATCCCCACGTGAAACTTTACTTAACCCTGCTGTCCTGCTATTCTATGTCTATCGGTTAAGACAATCTTAGCCGATATTTTTAACTTTTAAGGGGTCTATCATGACTGCAATTTTTGCTTCGATTCGGGATTTTGGTTATCAACAGGCTTTGACAGGTGACAGCCTAGTCAATCAGGCACAGTATGCTTTGGACAATTTTGCAGGGTTTCCTGAGACACTCGCAGACGAAACCAAAACAGAATTGTATTCTGGCTATCAACTGCGCTTTGGGGAAAACAATCCCGCTAAAACGTACGCTGTGGTCAATGACCACTATGTCCTAGCGACAGACGAACAGGTCAAAAATAAGAAAATCGAGAAAATCGAAATAGGCGTGGCATATGCGTATTCTTATTCATCACAAGAATTCGGGAAACTCAAAACCACAAACCCTGCTTTGCACGCTGTTGTAGGCGCTGTGCGTGAAAAGTTTTCTACCTATGCGTCTAACAAACTGGGTGACCTGAAACGCGAGGCTAAGAAGATTCTTAACTCAGGTAAGACAGCCACTAGGTCTACGCTAGATTTCACTCAGTCAATGACC